AAAAAATGCCATTATTCTAAGAAAAAAGAGTATTTATAAATAGTTTAACTTGTAGTTGACTTTTTTACAGTACCTTTATTGTTATTTCTCATATATTGTTCACATCGGGGATCCCAAAGAGCAGGATTTCGCTTTCCTTTAACTTTTAAGATAACATCAAGCATTTCATCAGTAATTTCAGTCATTTTTTACTCCTTTTAGTAGTTTTTTTACGTTTATGTTGATACTTTATCTTAGCACTGCTGGTTTTTTCACGCTTAAATCTTGCTTTTTCAGCACTCGACATCTCTTTTGTTGTCTTAGGTGTCTTACTTGATACACGCTTACTAGGTCTACAAGCTGGATAGGCTCTATTCTCACCTTTCTTACGGCCACAAGGCTTTCCCGTCTTTACATCAACCCAATTTTCTTTAAACCATCGGGTTAAACCACCGCTACTTCTTGCCACGTTTTTTAGTACCAGAACGATAAGTGCCACCACGCTTTTTGTACTCTCGTACAAGCCATGCGTTAGCGTAAGCAGAAGGATAAACAGCGAATTTACGTTTAGCCTCTGACTTTACCCTAGAGTATAACGCTTTATTTACAGGAACATTCGCCACGTTTCTTACCTCCCTTCTTTTTCTTCTTCTTTTTCTTAGTAGTAGAATGATACATAGTAAGAATTAGGTAGTTCTTAATATATTCTAAACGAAGTCTGACCTAATGTCTCTGGTTTTGCAAGGTTGAATTGCTGGAGACAAAGATAACCAAATGCGTCAAATGCGTGGTCAACTCCCAAATTTTTGTTTGGCATACCCGTATTTGGTGCGTAAGTTAAAGTTCTAAGCGATTTTATCAATTCTTTACACCTCGGATGTATAAATGTTCTTCGATCACCTGCTGCATCAAATAATGCCGTATTTACAGCAGTAATTTTATCCCGAATCTTCCAGGGAGCCTTCGGACTAGATACGGTAAAACCACTTCTTCGTAAAATTGTGTGATCTGTAAGCCCAACACCACTTGTTTTTCGAGCACCACCCGTAGGGTCGGGGCAAGTGATAATTCTTCGATCAACTCCGTATCTATTTACCACTTCTTCAGCAAAATCCCATGTAGTAGCACCTCCCCTTAAGATAATTTCATCAAAAACATATAAATTTTCGTTATTTTTTACCGCACATATGCCACAAAGCGGGTCTACGTTAAAATCTACCCCCATATATAGCGGTAACATATGTAAATCTTCCGCTTCAGTCGAAATATTGTCGTCATCAAAGCTAATTGCCACTAATCCCGTTAGGTTTTCAAAGCTCGCTTCAAATTCCTGCCGAAATGTACGCTGATCTAGTTGACCCCTAGCTGCTTCAACTTCCGTTTTTGGTACGTTACCCCCCTCAATAGTGGTAAAACTCCACCTTTTCCAATCTCCACTCTCATCTTCAGGTACATAACACCATAAATCGTAAAACCAACTTGCCGTACCATCAGGTGTTGAAATAAATAACGCCCACCCCTGCTTATCCGCTAACGCAGGTCTTATAACTTCAGACCATACTTCTCTGTCCATAAATGCAGCTTCGTCTAAAACTACGCCACTTAAACTACGACCTCTTAATGCCATAGCGTTTTCAGTTCCCTTTAACTCAATAGTTGATTCATTTACTAATTCAATCTTTAAATCTGTCTCATTCTTAGATTTGATCCATTGCTTTGGCACTAACTTCTTCAGTGTTTTCCATGCAATGTCCTTTGCCATTCGATATGTAGGTGCACAATAAAAATATGTTTCACCAGGCTTCGCAATAGCTCCTTTCAACAACTCAACACAGCTTAAATAGCTTTTACCAAATCTTCTTCCAGCTACCAGCACCCTAAATCTTTCTTTCGCACTAAACACCTCCCCCTGTGCCCAACGTAAACTTAACGGTTCTGCTACTGCCATACAAAAATAATAACCTCTATTATCATAACAGCAACTTATTTCGTGTTGTATCAGTAGGTTCCCCGCCTACTACATAAATAAATTTTTTACTGCAACTACACCCCCTAGTAACAAATGATACACGCTATCGTATAAACTACTCTTGTATATATACTAGCATCTGGTATAATAGAAGAGTAGGCAAGGGAAACTAAGTCTACAGCAACTCGAAAACTTAATTAATTTTTCTGCTATGGATTCTAAGAAATTAGACGAGTTCTTTCCAAGGACTTCTCATAAGCGTTTTGTTTCTCTTACCTTTGAAGAGATTGACAGTATGTGCGGCTTCTTTCGTAAAGTGCATATGCTCTTTCCTGATAAGCCAATGATCAAGAAAATGACTTCTTGGTATATCACTTTACTGATCAATGACCTAGGTGAAGAGGAACAAAAAGAAATTCGTGACAAGTTGAGGGCGGTCAAATGACCTCTTCTCAACTTGGCGACATAGTCGGT